TAAACACAAACCCAAATTGGTTATGGGGCAACATGGTTATGTCGTTGTTCTTTAAAATGTATTTTCTAAGTCTAGACTGGTACGGTCCCGGAAACTGACTGTTTGTTGAATCCAAGAACTCTTGATATTGATCAACTACATACAGTGGATCAGCTGCAACCAAATATTTGGTCCACTCTCCGTCACGGCAACCGATCTCCAAACCAGGATACTTCCAGTTACTATAAAGATTTATTCGATCTTTAACTATACTGGCAACATCGCTGGTTGGAATAAAAACTCTTCCGTACCTAACGTTATCAAACGATCCATGTCTGGTTTCTAATTCGTAGTTGTTGCTAAACAATTCCCTAGTTACTGTAGAAATTTCGTCGTCGATCAATTTAATTCGTTGGCTACACTCATTTGCAGTAGCCTGCGTTTGGGCAATAATGTTTTCGTATGCGGCTATGAGATTATCAATATAACCCGTATGATGCTCGGGTATAGAGGTTACATCTATCTTGATATCTCTTAGCTTACGACAAAGATTATTTAAATCAGTCAGAGTATCATCGACGTTAACGGTGTTAACCAATGACTCCTTGAGTTTGACTAAGTTATATAATCCCACAATTTATTCCCAACTAAACAGGCTATCAAATGTTGTCTTAATGTCAGTGCTTTCTGCAATCTTCCATTCTAGAACGCCCAGTAAGTTTTCTACTTTCTGATCTACAATAGTTGTTTCCATTAAGTCTTGGTCAAATGGCAAGTCCTTAAACCATTGTGGAATTTGACTGGCGTCTGTTGGATAACCGACACTGGTATAGCCCAATGGATTGTCTTTTAACTTACACACAATGGTCTTCATACCATCGACAATTTGCATACTGTAGTTGTCACTGTGCATTCTGCGTAGATTGTTCCAGTTCATGGCAGCACGAACGTGTCCTGGCATGTTGGCGCGACCCATTCGCTTTTCGTCTGCTGTGTACTTGGTCAAGTTGTTTACACGCTTAGGTGTACCCTTTTCCCACGCCGGCAACTCTTTAAATGACAGTTTAAACTCACGTACTTTGTCAATGATCGATTCTTTAGTCTTACCAGTAAGTGTGTCTAATAGAATTTCACTTAGAAAGTCTTGAACAATCTTTGGAGTATCACTACGCTTCAAGTCCAGCCCCATGGCTTTGACTTTGCCTGGCTTACCATCAACGTCGAGTCGTTTGCCTTCGAGATCGTAGATAAGAACAGCATAACGCTTCTTCTTGATAAACAAGCCCTTCTCTGCAACTAGCTCACGACCTGCTTTGATAATGCTACCCATTTCTCTTGGACAGTGACATGCACGTTCCATGAATGCGGGAAAGCTATTGTTAACGCTGTCGGCAATGGTGTCATAGAGTTGAACGCAGATATCTTTGCTCCACTCCATTGTACCTGCTTCTACTTCTTCTTTGATGGCCGGCCACGCACTAAAGTATACGGAGTCCGTGTCCCCGTAGATAATGCTTTTGCCAGTGTAATCGTAGTTGCCCGTAATTGCCTCATTAACGTGGGAGTCCATGTGCTTGGCGATGATACGCCCAGTAAGCGTTGTACTTTGGCCAATTCTCTGGTCAAAGAACCTACACCCGGCATTAAGGATGGCGCCGTATAAGCTGTTGAGGTTAATCTTTTTAACGAGCTGACGCTTGTCCCAGAAAGCGGTTTCTTCCGGCGTTTCTGCGGTCTTCTTTTTAGCTTGGAGATCTTTTCTTTCTGCATACCATCTTTCTAATAAGCCGGGAATAACACCCTTCATGTCGTACTTGAACAAAGTACCATTGGCACTCAAAGTCCATGGCTGATTACTGTCAAAGATCATGCGCCATACTTGCTCTGCACTGTGAGTTGTACTGCTATTGCCACCTTCCCAGTCGATTGTTATCTCAGTCCCCGGTTCCATGTTCATAACAGCGTTGTACTCTAGTGTACCAAACATACCTTCCCAAGCATCTGCAAAACTAGACCCTGCGGCTATTTTGTCTGCAATATACTTGTCGGTCATTACTGTTCGGATTTGTCCAACGATTGTTTCTGGACCCATGTTAAGGGCACGAATAGCCGAGGGGTAGAGCGAGTTAAGGTCAATGGCTCCGATGTAGTCGTGCATGCCTTTTTTCGGGAAAGCAACATAGGCACCTGCTGCTTGCGTTTCTCCTTGATCATCTCTTCCCTTTCTATTTGGAACAATCATACCTCTTGCGTGAGGTTCGTTAATAATCGCCTGCTCCGTTACAGCTACCGCACCCATTGTGGTCTGTAACAACACAGTGTTGTCGTGTGCAAGTTCGTTAGCAAGGTCTAAGAAACGTAATTTCTTATCTAACTTTGCCAACAGCATGGTATCTTGTCTGTTATAGTCAATGAACTTGGGAAAGTCCTTGTTATATAGCGCATCAAGTGTGCCTTCGTAGGCCACTTTACGCTCATCAAGTTCGTATTCGCCAATGGCGTCCAAACTATAACTATGTCGTTCTTCGTATGTATACTTGCGGTACAGTTGCATATAGTCCAAATGCACACGACCCAACAAGTCAAAGGTAAGTTGCTTTGCACCAAAGCGTTCAAACTCTCGCTGCTTTGGTAATTGATTCCACAAGCATAGTCTACGTGTGTCGTCTTTGCTCAACACCTTGGTAATACGCATTGTGGTATAAGGAATATCGAAACCCTCTGAGTTCCATCCACTTAAAATGTCTGCATCCTCGATCAAGTCAAGGAATGTGTTTAACATATCCTCTTCACGTTCGAATAAGAAACAATTTTCAAACTTGTTGCAAATTTCCTGTGCACTTTCCCAACTATAACTCTTTGGTGGCACAACCAACGTGATTAATTTGTCCATCCAGTCTAGATAAACAGAGAAAGCAGTAATTGGGTTAAAAGGATCTTCAGGTCGACTGTAACCACGCTCTGGATCAAAGTCGACCTCAATGTCGAAAAATGCTGTTTGAAGTTTAGGAGAAGTTGCACCCAAGTAATTGGCTTCTAGACAACGGAAGATGGGATTGATATCACTTTCCCATAAGCGTTTGTCTGAATTAATTCTTAGTTCTTTTTGGTATTCTTTATTATTACGTGTACTGAATCTGCTAACTGGTGTGTCATAGATAGTACGGAACTTACCGCGGGGGTCGTCGTAATAAAAAATGTAATCTGCTGGATATTCTTTGTATACCCTTTGACCATTTACACGTTCAACAACGTGAATACGATCTTTTGCTCTGTCAAAAATTCCATCAACATAACTCATTCAAGTTCACCTCGAATAGCTGCTACATCTTCTTGGACATGATTTGCAATGGCGCATTCTCTAATGCATCCATTTGGGAATACGCAGTCTTCACACTGCTTACATTGTTCGATGAGATCTTCATCTTCGAAATAATTTCGATTACTCATATATTCTCCTGTATAATTTTGAGCTTATACTCACTCTACATGCCGTTTACAGTCCGGCGAGACTATTAGTATATTTACTATTACTGCGTAAGCATTCTAATTAAACCGACACAGTCAATACTGACTAGCAGGAAATAGTTAGCCAACATCCCAAAGCTCTTGCGAGTGTAAGCAGCCCATGCATACATAGCACAGCCACTAATCCAGATAGGATATAATACAAGTAAAGGGGGATTTGGAACTGTTGTAGCCATTGTGATTGAACAACCAATACTAATAGCCCAAGCGAGCAGCTCAATAGCAAAACGTACTGGATGAGTTCTATAATCATCTCGGATCCACTGAAAGATTCCTGCTAGGATATCGTTCATTACAGTGTCTTGCCTACAGTTTCAAGGATAGTGTTTAACTCATCGTGGTCGCGATTTGTTTCACCTAACTTGGCCTTGTGTGCAATCTTGATGGCCTTCTTTAGGGTCGCTGGTTTAATTTCAAGTTCTTCTGCGATGGCTTTAATGGTATCGTTAAGACCTTCGTTGAGTGTATCAACTTCGTGTAGCACTTGCATGCCTTCGTTGATCAATTGTGTAAGTTTAATTTTGGCGTCGCCGTTAAAGCTGCGGTTATAGTCGCTCATAAGTTCTCCTAGTTGATAGCAATATTGTATTAAAAAGTGTGGTAGAAAAGCAAGAGGAAGATGCTCACTTTAAGAGTACATTCCGGGGCACGACTCCCATATACTCTAGCCCAGCAGCCGGGCAACACTAAGTAACCATAAGGTCCTAAGGTAGTGTATCCTTTAAAAAGGTATCAGCAAACTGTTTGCAAAGTAGCTGTATCTTTTTGTTATTTGTTACTCTAAAATGTCTGTTAGATTGTGTGGGGTCACGGTACCCTGCATAGATGTTAGTGATACCACGTTCTTCAAGCAGGTCTTTGCAACTACTGCCAATTCTGTCATGCATGGTATTAGAGCATGGACTCAATGTGGTAACACACATACAGGTAGAATCGGCGTGTCCGTGTTTCTTTTCGTATGCATCAAGTGCAGCACGTTCGGCGTGTACATATTTGCCATTGACATTGTAACTAGTCCTGCCAATTTTGTTGCCATCCGGGCCAATGATACAGGCTCCAACTAGTCCGTATAGATTTGGGTCTGTCGCTTGACCTTTTATTACCAATTCACATAGCTTGACCAAAATTTGATCAAGATCATCGGAATTTTTTTGTGACAACTTGGGCATGAATTACTGTTTTAATTGTTCTGGATTGTTCTGGTTAAAGTTACGCATAACTACACCGGCTTCGCTGTTGGCTTCGTTTTCTTGGGGAGTACCAGTTTCTCCTGCACCGTCTGTAAGGTCGCCGTTTAAGTCTTGACGATAGTGAACTAGTTCATGTGCAAGTGTACGCATAACATCAACTGGATGTCTATTACCAACAACTAGATATAGTTTCTTTTCGCTTGGGCTGTATGTACCAAAGCTAGTTGTGACAGGTTGGTTTAAGTATTCTATCTCGCAAGGTTTTTCTAATCCCAGTTCTTTGCAGATCCAAGGAAGATGAGTTTTTATTAGTTCTACTGTGGAACTACTTTCTCTTAAGAAATCTTTTGCTCTCATTTTGAACTTGCACGTAGCATCCAGCTGTGCTTACGATGTGCATCCATGCGCTCTGCTAGAAAGTTACTGAATCCATGTTCGCCATGTTTCTCAGCAATATCGTAAGTCATCTTTAATATAGTTACCATCTTGTTGCTGTCATCAAGTAATTCTAGAATCATTTGCTCATATGGTAATACTTGAGTTTCGTCTTCGATCTGACTTAACATACTAAAGCGACTGTTACTACCCGGGGCATATGCGCCCAATGAACGGATCTTTTCCGCAAAATCGTCGATGCTGCTGTAAGTTTCTTCGTAGATCTTACCAAACAATTCATGCAACTGCGAAAAGTTAATGCATTCAACGTTCCAATGAAAGAATTGTGCTTTTAGATAAAATGTAAATTCGCTAGCAAAGGCTACCTTTGCTGCGTTGTGTAATTCTTCATTCATTGCCGTGCTTCTCTAAGTATGCTTTTAACAAGCTTCTTGCAGTATCTCTGCTCATATTGGCTTTAATGGTTGCACCGTTTGGAGCAATCAATTCCCATTCAGTGACAGAATTGCCATCTGCCAATTGACGTTTAACTGGTCTAATAAATGCTTTGCGTGGCTTGGTTTCGCCAATCATCATGTCGCCTACTGCTGCACCACCATCTGCACCGTGCCATGCATCTTTTGGTTCATTGCCGCCACCGTGCCAGCTATCACCGACTTCGTCGCTATGCCAATCATCTTCGCAAATACAGCGATTGTCTTCACGGTTACATGTTGGGCAGTAGTCTAATGCTCTTGCCGTTTTTTTAGGGGCAGCAGATTTTTTAGCTGCTGGTTTAATTTTGCTAGTAAACATTCCCTTATTTTCGGCATCCCAATCGCCTTTAGTTTTACCATATTGACCTCGGAATTGTTGCGGAGTCATGTCATCACGTTCGCCCTTTTGGATAGCAAAGTCTTTAACACGGCCTTCTTCTAAGTCGTCTTCGTCATCAAAATAATCTGAGTCATCGCCTAGATCGAAATGACGTTGTGCATATTCCATTGCTTGGTCTTCTGCGTAGAAAGGACCTTTAACTTGGCTGCGACGATAGTCATTGCGAATATGCTGCATGACATCATCTGGGGTCAAGTAGCTCATATAGTTGCCACCCCAATTACCAGGAGCATCGCCAGCAACAGCACTTTCTCTCCAACGTCCGCCATCCTTAGTAACCATGCCCACAAATGCGCCATCATGTTCGCTTGCAATGACTACAAAGAAGCCGCCTTCGGCTACGCCATCATCGTCACCTAGGTCGCCGTATTCGTTCTCTTCCGCCACACCTTGTTGTTTTGATGTATCTGTATATCCATCGTTATATCCTTGATGTGATGCTTTGTACGATGGACTATCGCCCCACGGAGCTTGTTTTGGCTTACCTTGTTTAGCATCGTTCTTACCAAGTCTGAATGCCTTTTGATATTGGCCATTTTGTCCCATGTTTTCTGCCACACCTTGAGTGGAACTGTCAACCCAGCCATCATTTCCGCGCCAATGAGCTATTAGTTTACCGCATAGCTTTACATAGTTTTGACCATCATCGTCTGTTTCTAACTGACTTGCGGCTCTTTTCCATTCTTGATAATCGTTGAACTGTTGACGGTCAGTCATACCTTCCGCCACAACTTCTTCGCCCACGTGCTTGAAGTACTGGACTTGACGCTCACGCTTTTCGGCGCCAGCCTTTGTAGGATACTTACCTAAGTTCTTGTTACCATGCTTGCTTTTAAGCTCGTAACCGCCCGACACTTTAACAATGTGTTCTCTAAGGTGTTTTGCATCTAGTTCATCTAAGAATTCTTTATACAACTCAGGAATTTGACGCATACTAAATCTAAAAAATGGATCACGTAATAACAAGTCTTGTAAATGACTAGCATCAATGATTCGAGAAATAGCAGGATCAGCAGCAACTTCTTTAATTGCTTTTCCTGCTTCACTTTCTTCAGACAACTTCTTTAATGTAGCGTCAGTATTAAAATATACTTCTAGTTTACTTTCATTACGCTCACTGCCGAGATTCTGAACTATTTTGCTCCATACCCCGTCCTTAACTGACAATGCTTGGACGGCCAAGTCAATATAGCTTTCTATTAGAGGCATGAGTTTGGCTTGTGTATTTTCATCAATGGTAATACCATATTCGCTTAGGTTATATTTAAATCCAAATACAGCAATGCGATTCTTGTATTCACCGATTAAATTTGCCAATTGCGTTGAAGCTTCACGACTGTAACCGCGTACTGCTGCTTTGTATTCGTCGGTCATTAGTCCCAATAGGTTATACTTGATTGCTTGCGACTTAAACACTGTTTGCAATGCAGGGAAACGTTTGGCCAATTGGTCCATGCCCTCGTCACCAATTTGGTGATCTTGGTAATCCATAAACTGTTTGGTTTCAAAGTGGAATTGATACTTTTCGTTATCGTCTGTGCGTTGTGCAGGAATAATAATGAATAGTGGGCCTTGTTTGGCATAGTAATCAAAGCGACTGTTATCGCCTTCCCACGCAGTACACCAACGGTTAGTAACACCCTTCTTTGGGTATTCTTTTGCCCACCAGTAACCACCAAATTTAGTCAATGGTTGAATGATCAAGCAGTCAGTTGTAATACGACCTTGCTCATCCATTCTTCCGTAAACGTAACGCCAGTCGCGGTCGGGTGGTAATTGCACAGCACCGATTTTTTGTTGCTCAATTTCGCTGTCTGGATCGGGTAGTTGCTCGACTACGCTCATGAACTCATCCAAGCTCTTGTAACGCATAAAGTCGTTTTGCGGAGCAGGAATCTTCTTTTTGTTTTTTAGCTTGTCAAATTTGATTAGATACTGACTTAGTGTAGACTCAATATCTTCTAGCATTGTGCCACCCAAGGTGTACATTCTAGTGATAGCTTGTGCGTAGTTTTTGTTCTTTGTTGGGTCTGATTGCTCAATAACACCCATAACGTAGTCTAGAATTAACTGTTGCCCTTCTGGGGTATCTGCACCAGCTTTAATTGCACCATTTGGGAATCGCCCAATAAGTGCGTGTATAACTGAACGATCTTTTAAAGCTACAGCTAAAATCTTTTCAGCGTAGTTCTTAAGTGTTTGTCCACGGTCGTATTCTAATAAAATGTCGTTAAATCTCATGTCTAATCCTCTTATGAGTATTTATACGAGTTAATGTCTAGGCCATCCAGATACAAAAACAGTCCAGACTGGGTCATTATTGCCGATTCGGTTGTTATCTCTGCGTACACCAATACGTTGTTTAATGGCACTGGCAATGTGATCACCGTCTCGGCTACCAGCTTTGCCAGTTTCATAGTTTACTATTCGTGCAATTAAAGCGTCAAGCTGTTCCATTTTATACAGTTCGACGTCTAACCCGTCTCTGGGGCTGACTGCAAAGTCTTTGACCATTTTGGGACTGTAATCTAGTGCAGTTTCTACTTCTTTAACCCAAGTTCTAACTTCGTCGTTCCACTCTAGGTAGTTGTTTAGATGATCGTCTTCGCGCACACGGTCCCAATCAACATCACCATTTTCGTCTTCCCAGCCACGCTCACGTGCCTGCTCTGCTTGCCATTCAGTAAAGTAATCGTCTTGGTGTTCCCAATTCATTACTTCGTCCCATAGCCAGTCTCGGGCAATTTCTTTAATCTTTTCTAGTAACGGTGCCAATGTTTCATCATCAGTGTAGGCAACATACTCTTTGATTTCTGGTTCTTGCTGCTTGAAGAAATCTATCAGATGAAAGCGATCATCAATGAGGTCAAGTAGTGAGACTTGTTCGTCTTGCTCGTCCATGAACTGTTCGCTAGGGAAATGTAACTGGTACTTTTCACCTTCATACCTAGCATGTGTTGGGATTAGGATATACAACGGACCTTGACGGCTGTAGTGGTTAAAGTAGTTGGTACCCTGTGTTGCGGCTGTACACCAACGTGTGCCACGTCCATAGTAGCAAGCTGCTGACTCATCTTCTGGTACAACAATGCGAACTTCCGCATCCTTGTACATTTCAGTAACTTTGCCCTTATCAGCAACTTCATCTTCGGGCAATGCATACTCGTCCATGTTGTCCATGAAGTTACCAAAGCTGTTGTACCGGTTGATATCGTTTGCTGGAGGCTTTAGAATCTTTTTACGCTTTAGAATAACAAACTTATGTAGGTATTCCCTTATGGTACTGGTAACATCTTCTAGCTTTGTATCGCCGGTAATGTAACGGGCAGCAATCCATTGTACATATTCTTTGTGTGCTGTTGGGTCGCCTTGTTCTAATGTTGCTAGAATAGCATCAATTAGTGCTGGTTTTATTTTTTGTAGTATTTCCGGAGCGTTTGCTTTATTGATAGTGGTCTTCTGCCCTAGTACATTCATAATGATTGTATCTTCAAAGTGAAACTTTGGGCGAACGACCATATCTACTATAGTCCATGCGCCATACAAAATGTCAGGCAGGGAATGGCCGTTTTCCTTGGCATGGAACGATGTAATAAGACGGTCGCCCATCTTTTGGGCAGTTACATCTCTGCGGTATTCTAGT